TTTTGCATATATTTCTACCTCCCTATCCTTAATTCTGATTAAGACTCTTGTTCCATCATAAGCCTTGCCCCGGAGGGCTATATGATCTTCAGGACAAATGCAGGGAGGCTCCAATTCTGTTATTAAATTTCCAATCATGCAGGACGCTTCATGTATAGGACATGAAAATTTCTGCATTAGCACTCAAGCCTTGCCTGTGCCTCATTCCATACTCCGGAGGCTAAGGTCAGCCCTTCCAGATCCTCAAATGTGATTTGGAATGGGTTTCCTGTAATGTCAGAGAATAATGCATCCCAGAGTATGTTTATTTTTGATTTATTACTAGCCACCTCGACCTCAAGGCTGTTAACTGCTGCCACTGCAGCTGATGCGTCCTGTTGTGCCTGCTGTGCTATACTTATGGCCATATCGGCATTACCGTGAGCCGTTTCTGCTATGTCTCGCACCTCGTCCAGTTCCTCTTTTGCTGCGTATATTTCAGTGCGAACATAGGCCGATACGTTTGTGGCTTGGCCGATTATGGCGATTACATCGACCTTTTTTTCTATTACCGTGGGTCCGCCGGCCGGCGGGATCCACTCGGCATTATCTCCAGCGTTTCCGTAGGAATATAATATTTCCCCTTCGTCTGGGTCTAGTGCAAACAGACCGAGCTCCCGGTAATAAAAACCTTGTTGCAGGTCGTCGTTGTTAAACACTCCGCCGACTACTGCAGTGCCAGCTCCGGTTGTTACCACCTTCGTGACTGGCATTTCCACTTTTCCATTTATAACATGGGTCATGTCACGGGGTTTTTGGCCCTCTTTTAAGTGCCCGTCGCCAAGTACAATCTTTGTGTATACTATCTCCGTTCCGGTCTGGGCCTTGGCCAGTAATGCTAGGCCCTGTGTTGTAATATCGTTATAAATTAAAGCACTCACAGTTCATCACTCCTTCCTAGCTGGTGTATTTCTTTCGTGGCTTCGTGAAAACCGAGGCCATATTTTAACCTCATTTCCCCTGTGAGCGATATAAGAATGGTGTCCAGCCACGATCTGATATTAGAGGAGCTGTCTATGGCTCTTTTGAATTGGGCGGCCAGCTCTTGTGTTACTCCCGGATTAGAGGTTATGACCTTGAAGTGGTAAGGTTCGCCCCCGTATTCAAACCATTCCCTGACCTCTCCGTCTCCAAAATATGCCGATATTAGTTGTTCCACGGCCCACTTGGTGCCTCTTTTGGCATGTATTAAATCTGATTGCTTAATCAGGATCCGTTTTGTGACTATATCGGCTTTGTGATTATACCAGTCGATGTCTAACTCCCACGCCAGCTGGTCCAGTTCCTCCTCGCTCATCTCGTCTATCTGGTCCCATACATGCAGTTTTTTAATCTCTGCTGCTATAGCCCGTATTAAAGGGTTTAGCCCATTTACTAGGCCCTGAACAGCTCCGTCACTTTTCATAAATACCGGTATTAGTTTCATGAGGTCGGTTTCAGATAGTCTCATTCTTCCACCACCTCGTGAGTTACTGCAATGTTCCCACTAAAGCGGGCCACTTGTGTTTTATCAAGCGGGGTAAACACCGGCTTTGTAATGTCTACTCTTAATGCTCCGGTGGGCACCTCTGCCCATGTTGGCGAGAGCATGAGCCTTCTTAACTGGTCTGGGTTTATATCTCTGCCGAGGGCGGTGTCTTGCCATTGGATGTATCGCTCTATAGCTCCACCGGATCCTTCGATGTTGTTAATGACTACCCCTTCATCGCCGGCCGTGGTGTAGTATTTAACCTCTATGTCGTAGTATTCTATGGTCGGTGCCTCTACTATCACTTGGTCTGTTAGTGGTCTTATGTCGCTGGCACTGGTTGCGGCCACGACCTTTTCGAGCACTGTCTCGTCGGGTATTTCCCCGCCCTTTAATAAAGGCACTACCTTCACCACTCCGGGCGAAGGCGAGAAGGCTTCCACGTCCTCAATCTCTGGGTCTGCTGTCTTGGCCCAGTAGATATATGCCTTTCTGGGTCCTGCTACTGAAAATTTAGATGAGGCCAGTCGTATTCGCTCCCTGTAGTGGTCGTCTCCTTCTTCGGTGTATGGTTCTCCATCGTCTCCGCCGTATGTCGTCACTATATTGGTTACACCGCTTATAAATGGGATTAAGTCCACGAGCGTGGTTATGGTGTCCGGAGTATAGCCATTATTAAAAGCTCCCCCGGTAACACTGGAGGCCGGGACATCGACGGAGTAAGTTCCCGCTTTTAAAACCGCCTCCTCGTCAGTGGCGAAGTATATATTTGCGTCCGGGGTCGCCTTGGTCCATTTTGGGATTATTATGTTGGTTGGCTGCGGCGTTGAAACTATAAAGCGTAATATTGTTTTGGCCGGTTGAGCCTCTAGCCTCTTGGTGTTAGTTCTCTCCCCTAGTGCATCAAGGACTGTTCCTCTGGCATATTTAAGCATTTTCTGCCTTGCGGCATCGTTGGCGGAGCTGAGTATTGCTAAAAACACCGGGACTAGGGCCTCTCCAAAGATACGCCGCTCATCTCCGGGGTAGAGGGGCTCTCCTACTCCGTTTTCCAATTCCTCCATTATCTGACGATATAGTTCGTCTGCATTTATGTTTATAAAGTTAACATCTGGCATTTACACCCCCTCCTTTTTAACTATAATATCAGCGTCTATCATGTGTGCTGGCTCTACGGAACCGGCTTCTAATAGAGCCCTTACGTTGATTTGGTTAATATTTACCCTCGGCTCATATGTTTCTATGACCCACTCTGCGTCCGCCTCCAGAGAGATGGAGGCCTCCTGTGTGGGGTTATCAATAACGGAGGAGCCTATGCCTTTTAGTCTGTCAAACGGCACCTCTCCCCTTGTTAACTTTAGCAGGTTGGCTGCACATTGCTCCGGCCTGCCGTTTCCACTTGCTCTCATCTCATCCCTCCTTAAGCCAGAGACAGGTCCTTAATATATACCCAGCTATTTATTCCGCTTATCAAAGCCCTTTCTCCACTCACCTTTGCCACGGTGTAGATGGAGTCTTTCACCCATTGCGGTACCCGCTCTCCGGTTGCATAGTTATTGCCTACGATCCTAATCCGTGAACCTGTTTCTATTCCGGTGGTGGTGGCTTGGTCCAGCTGCGGATTAGCTGGTTTCTTTGCTATCTTATCTTGCGAGCTTGGGCCTATATCCTTGGTTGATGTCGTGGTCGCCCCGGGCTTGGCCTTCGCCGCCTCGTCTGCATACTCCTCAAAATTTAACCGAAGTTTTGCGGAACGGATCCTGCCTAGATCATCTATAACGACATCACTCACGCCTACAGATTGCAGCTGCATGAGCTCTGGACCAAAGCGTTTACCTCCAAGATAGAAGGGTCCAGTCTCTCCTACTAGTGTCTCCCAGCTCTCTATTTCTGCCCTTACATTTATGCCTACCACATCGCTTAAGGTAACATCAAAATTAAGAGGTACCAGTTCTCTACCTCTTACATTCGTGGCTGGAGACCCCTCTTTATCCTCGTTTTGGTCTACTTTGAGCTTAAATGTTGTCGTAAATCCCTCTAGGTTATATATTTTGCTGGGAGATACCTCCCATTTTTTATTCTTCCAGCTTGCTATTACTGCCATGTTCTATCACCCCTACTCTGGACCGTTGGTTTTAGATGGTCCGGACATTACTCCTCCATGGACATGACTGTTAAAGCTGGAGACCTCGTCTGTTTCCATATCTGGCACCGTGATTTTTCCTGTTGCTTTAACTGGTCCCGGTATGGTGCCTTCCCAGTTGCCATCCATTCTGGAGAGGATGACGCCGGTCTGGTCCTCAAACAGCGTATATACCACTTCGGTTCCTTCAGTGAGGTTACCCATTTCTCCCCTGAGCCACCATGGAATTGTAAGAGGGCGGGATACCAGTCCGGCCTTTGCCTGTGGCTGCACCCTCGCCCTCGTATTGTCTCCGTTTCTATCTACCGGTCCTTCAATGGTTAATATCACGCCCTTTTCTATTTGTGCCATTAGTATCCCTCCAATGGTCGCCTAAAAAATACCTTGCTTTTCCTTGCGACATAGTCATGCCTGATACGGGTTATAAATACCGGCCCGTTCCAGAGGCCCTGCCTATCAGTGTTGATTTGCACCACACTAGCCGCAGCATATTCCAGTAGGATGTTTTCATCTATCCAGCCTGTATAGCTGTCTTTGTTGGCCATCCGCAGGAGTGCTCTAGCGTATCGTGTAGCCTCTGCGTCGCTGGTAACCTTTAGAGGCTCTCTCGGCCTTATAATGCGAGATGCATTCCCTTTTGCGACAAACCGGCCCTTAAAGCCCCCGCTTTCAACTTCTGCACTGCCGTATGATCTTGCCGTGTTGTCTTGGTATTCAAACACCCCATCAGGTCCGACATATATTTCCCCGGTTGGCGGTTGGTTCTCAAGATGTTGTTCGTCATAAATAATCAGGTTCCCGTCATAAATGACGATGGCACACCCCTCCAGCATGCAGCGGTTCTGTAAAAACTCAAAGTCTGTTTGGCTGTTTTGGGAGAGGTAGGGATAAACCTGATCCGTTACACCATATTGTTTAAATGTTAGGCCGTGTTCTTGGGCTATTTGTGCTCCGAGCTGCAGGAGCCTCACTGCTTCCCACGACCTATTCTTTACTACTTCCCCGGACAGCGGCATAGACATGGCCCGGAGGGTATAAAGGCCATTCTCTGGTCTTATGCTGGTTACATACATTTTACCAGTTCTGGCTGGACCGTCTTCCACCTCTATGATATCTCCCTGCATAGGGTTCCATCTATCCCATAGGCCCTTGGTGTCATTAAAGCGGATTTTCAGGGTGTCGCTCCTTTTTTCCGCATACATTTCGTGAATGCACGAGTTAATTGACACCTCCGGGTATATGTCCACGCCCTGATATATAAGCTTCATTCAGCTCTCCTCCACGGTGGGAGTGTTTCTGGCGGTTCTGTGTCGTCAAATATGGGTATTCTTAAATTGATGCCCGCCTCAAAAATTATCACATCGGCATAGTCCGGGTTAGCCGCTATGATATGATGTGCTCGTTTTTCATCGTTATAAACAGACAAGGAGAGGGCGTCGAAAGTATCGCCCTCCTTGGTGGTGTAGTTAATATATGCCACTATACGACGGGCCATATCTTCCGACCTCCCTTTGTCGGAGCCATTCTTCGAGATAGTCGAAGAAGTCCTCCTCGTGTTCTTTAAGTTTCTTTATGAGTTCGTCTTTATTGCTGTCTCCGTACATCTCAATCTGGGGAGCAAATACGACGCCTCCCAAGTCATAGACCACAGTATGGTTTTCTGTCATGTCGGTTAGGGAGAAGTCGTCCATATTGGCCAGCCTTGCTGCATTTACCATTGCTGGATCCATCACTCCCAGCATTTCTCCGGCCTTCATCCAGTACCCTATGTTCTCGGCTCTATATGCCGGATCGAAGGAAATAACCGCTTCTGTGCCTGCCTCACCAGCTATACTTATTCCTTCTGTAAATCCACCGGTTCCAAGTGTTGGTATAAGCGGTATATTTATTCCCTTACCTCCTACACCGGGCACCCAATCAGGTATTTTTATTTTGTTTATGCCTTTAATGAAGCTATTAATTCCTCCGATAATGAAGTTTATTGGGGCTTTAAATAATGCTTTTATCCCATCAAATATGCTGCCAAATATCCTTACGATATCTTGCCATGCTGCACTCCAATTTCCTGCAAAGACATTTTTAAGGAAACTCAAAAGACCATTAAAAACCTCTGTTAATGAGTCAATTATAGGTCTAACTGCCGCTATAGCACCGCCTAGGGTGTCTGTAAGTATACCAGATACCCACTCAATAATTGGCCCCAATGGCGTTAGTGCTGTGTTTATTAATTCTGAAATAACCTGAATAAGCGGCACTATTGCGCTTGAAATCAATCCGAGTATTGGTTCAAGCAGCATGACTACGAGGTCAAGAATTGGGCCTAACAATGTAATTATCACATCAAGTATTGGCATTAAAGCATTCAGTAATTGCAGTAACACCGGCATAATAGCGCTTATAATCTTTAGCACAGGAGGCATTAGTTTCTGGAGCAATGTACCTCCAAGCTCCACAATCATTGGAAGCAACGGAGTCAGATACTCGATTGTTTTTCCGAAGAAGTCCTCAACGAGTGGTACAGCTATCTCCACGATTTGCTGTATTATTGGTGTCAAGCTTTCCATGGCTTTCCCTACTACCGGCATTAAAGCATTGAGAGAGTCAAACATGGTATTTGCCAATGGTTTAAGCGCTATTTCTGCCTGTTGTTTGAATAGTTGCAGTCTCTCTGCAAAGTCATAGGTATCCTCTGCAGTTCCGCTTATGGTTTCTCCATTGGCTTTAAGCTGCGCTGTCAACTCTGCCACTGATAAGGTTCCGTCTCTTATGGCTGCGGCCATGGTGGATCCAGCTCGTGCTCCAAATATTTCATTGGCTATAGCTGTAGCTTCTGCTGCGCTACCTGCATTTTTTATTTTCTCGTAATACATTTGCAGGCCTTTACTTGCCGATATCCCCTGCTTGGCCAGCATGCCTACGCTTCTTTTCATAGCGCCTAGCACTTCTTCGGTGTTAGCGCCGGCTTTTTCGAGCTGGCCTATAAGAGCTATGGATTCCTCGAAACTATAACCGAGCTCTTGAAGCTGTGGCCCAAATTGCTGGGCTTTATTCATTAAATCCGTAAATCCGAGGCCTGTAGATTGGCTGGCTTTGAATACATAGTCCATTGCCTCGCTCATTTTGTCAGCTTCAATATTCCATATCTGAAATGCTTCAGATGAACCTTTAATTACTCCTGAAAGGTCATCGCCAAGCATGTCGCTTACCTGTATAGCTTGTTTAGATAATTCCTGAAGTACTGGGCCACTTAATCCAAGGCGAGTATTAAAATCAGCTACAGCAGTGCTAACAGCCTCCATGGAAGTAGGCACGCTCTTATAGATCTCATCAAAGTCTTCCAATAAACCATCCAATACCTCACCCGTCGCCCCGGTCCCTATTCGTATAGCATCGGTTGCTGCATCAAATTGAGAACCGAGGTCGGTGAGGTATTTGCCAGCTTCCATAACCGCTTTGCCTGTGGTCACAGCAATGCCACCTACTGCAGCTCCTACAGCAAGAGCTTTCAGGTTAAGCCCTCCTAGTTTATCGGTTGCGTTCTCTATTGACTTGCCTAGTGTTGGGCTTATTTCTCCGGCAATTTGGACGATAGTTTGC